GCTTCTTGCAAAGTTTCTTTTAGTTGGGTGATGGTTTTTACTTTAGTGGCAGCATCATTTGCTACCTGACCAAGTTTTATAATTGCAGTAATTTGGTCTTCCGTATATCCCATTGTTTTCAGTTGTTCAGCATTCAAGTCGCCAGTAAATTTCGATAAAGTCTCAGTTAAAATCGAGGAAGTAATCCAACCTTTAGTTAATGAATCTCTAAAACTTCCCTCATCTTTAATTATCTTATCAACAGCAACTCCGTGCGCACGCGCGGTCTCTTTTAATGCGTCTTGGAAAATTTGACCACCCATACCAGCATTAACTACTGAATTCCAATCCATTAATTTTAATGAACCTGTAGATAGAGCTTGAGATAATTGATACATTGCTGTGCTGGCTTGCTGGGAATTTGATCCTGAAATGGCAGCTAAGTTTGCAATGCCTTTAATTGCGGCCACTGATGTGTCCAAATCAATTCCAGCAGCAGTAAAGGTACCAATATTTTTGGTCATTTGGCCAAAATTGTAAATCGTTTTATCGGCATAGGTATTTAATTGATCTAATGCCGCATTAACATCATTAAGGCTTGTTCCTTTCGTTGAAGTGTTAGCTAAAATTGTTTGAACAGCATTAATCTGGATCTCATATTCACTAAGACCTTGCATTGCGGCTTTGATTGGAGATACAAGATCCCATAATTTTTTTCCTAAACCAATAACTGAATTTGTAATATTCTGTATGGCTGTCAAACCCATAACACCGAGAATAGAAAATTTACTAGATATATTCGCAACACCTTCACCAATTCCAGCAATCGGAAGGCCTCTTAACAAATTTGATAATCCCCCAAGACCTTTGCCATATGATTCATTAAATTCTAATCCCTTTTTCAAAGTATTAATAGAATCTAAAGAGGTTTTTACTCCACTCTCGAATTGCTGATTATTAAAACCCATTTCAACAACGCGTTTATCGATTGTATTGCTCATAATTTAGATACCTCCTCATATAAGTCTTGGGCAATTTTTTCAAGTATCGGTTTCATTGCAGGATTAATATAATCAATACCTTGAATATATCCACCATACTGTGTTCCGTGACCATATTGTATAAGTATTGCGACGGGTGCTCCATTTTCAAAATTGCTATTTGTCCAACTTATACTAGACCCAAATTTATCAACTGAAGTAAAATAATTCCAAGAAGAAGCGGTTACTCCAGTGTCTTTTGGTGTAGCAGAAGAAAGAGCAGAAACACCTATTGGTCCGTATTTCTCTAAAATTCGCATAGCATTTAATCTTTGTGCGTGATTGAGAAATCTTTCTGTATTACTAAAACTTCCTTTATGTTTAAATGTAATAGTCATATATCACCCCGTAGTATTAAGTTGACTTCGTCTAATAGCATTAAGTTGGCTATTGCGTTCATATAATTCTTTTTTACCAATTTTCTTTTGGGGTTGATTTTTAATATTACATACATTAATAAGAGTTAATAATCTATTAAGATGCCATTTTTGACATTCAAATGGAATGTTAAAAGTAACCATCCAATAGTATATAATTTCGGCAGTAACAACCTCTCTGCTAATTTTTTGTGTTTCGTTTTTAGAAAAAGTTGTTGCTGTCATAGGATCTTCAATATACTTACTCACTTCTTTAATAATTTCATCTGTGATATAATTGTAATTAATGTCTAAGACATTCTGCGTTATCGTCATGCATCGAATATAATCAATAGATTCCAAAAAAGTTTTTTCTTTATTAACTAAAAAGGGTTTCTTCCATTTTGACTCCCATTTTGCTAAGGAGACTAGAGAATGTTCTAGTTGCAGTGTTTGTTCTTTTGTAATGATGAATTCGTCTTTTAGATCATCATATAACTCTACAGATGGAATTGTAATCTGCAACATCTCTAATCTCCTTTAGGTCACCGTGGATCCCTTGGCTTTTTACTTCATTTGCGGTATAATACCATTAACAAATGCCGCTGCCGCATCAGAATTTGTAGCTAATTCCATAAACAAAATACTATAAGCCTCGGTCTCAGCAAACGCTTCCCTAAGTTCCGGACTCTTCATAAATCGTTTACCGTCATCAGACTTTACCCCATAGGCTTTTAGAATGAGTTCTTTAAATAGTCCAATGATTCTTAAATTATCCTTCTCAGCAATGATCTTTTCAATATGCTTAGAAAAACCACCACTAGAGGATAATTCCATCTCGGTAAGTTCTGCTTGGGTTAAATTAAAACGAAAAGTTTCAATTCTTTCATTACCATCATAATCAATATAGGTAACTATCTTTGCTAACACGAAAATCTCCTTTCAAAATTTTGAAAATTTAAGGGGCTTCAACGTTTGTCAAAGCCCCTCATCTAAAATTAAACTACTATTATAACGCCGGAGCCGGAGTCATCGTACTAATGACAACATCGGGTAGAGGAAGAGCTGCGGGAGTGGCTTCTACACCATAGAGAAGTTCTTCGAGCGCAGCAAGACAATCCTCGTCGGCTTTCGTCGAATCAATAATAATCACAGATACCGGACTATATCCATCAGCCACGACAGGAGTCGTTTTAACTTCCCAACTAAAGGTAATAGCCTCAGGCGAATCGTTTACTGTCTGATATCCTTTTTCGGAAGGTGCGGCCACACAACCATAAACTAGATGTAGTTTATATCCAAGACTTTGACCAGCAACATCATTCCCCAAAAGTGTACGATAGCACAGACCAAAGAGTGAACGACCTTGCTGTCCAAGAACCACACCATGAGCATCAGGATCTGCTTTCGATCCATCGCATTCAGCAAATTCATCTGGATAAGTAAATGCTTCGATCGTCGCCCCAAATTCTTCTGCAGAGATCATATTCAAATATTTAATATTATCCGCAAATAGGGGGGTTGCTTCAGCACCAGAAGGACTTTCAGTAACACCAGTTAGACCATTCCATGCAACACCCAGAGGATAAGATCCGTCATCGGGGTCCATTACATACAAAACTCCGTGATCAACACCCGTTTCATAAATACGTTTTCCAGCATCATCCCACACAATTAATTGTGTCATATTTTATTTCCTTTTTTTTAAAAATAGATATTAAAAACATAATGATTTAAATTATCTGCCGTAAAAAATCGATCAAACGAACACAACGGCAAAAGAACAATCGTACCAGGGATAGTACTATCAGGATCTCGATCTATGATCGTTACACTGTAGCGTACCCCGAGTGTATACGGATTATTATCAGCGAAATCAGATTTTATATGACTAAGTTCATAAACAATACACGGATATTTCATCGATAAACTTGATGGTGGTTGAAAATATACATTATCTGATTCAAGTAGTTCTTCAAGAAGATCTTGAAGAGCTAATCTACCAGTTAATTCTTCTGGAATCGGATCTTCTTCACCCATTGTATACTCCTCCTACCGTTAAAATAAGACGAGGTCTTTGAACTTCGGCAGAAGTAATTTTCCACTTAGTATTCATCCATGTTATATAACGAATATACTGAATATTTTTATTAACGAACTCGTCAGTAAGAATACTGAATCTATTACTAATTGTGAAATTATCATTAAGATGTTCGCTATTTTCCATCCGTTGGGTGTTACGGAGAATGTCTCCAATACAGGCACGCTCCGTAACAACCTCTGTCCACACTCCGGCAACAGTTTCCTCAGTCGTTACATAACCAATCACTCCGTGAAACTTTGCCATGTATTACTCCTTTAAAATGGGCCGCCAACCTGTTCCTGCTCGACAACAAGAGCTGACTTCGGAAGAACCAAAGCGCCGGAAATGCGAGTTTCGAGCAAATATTTGTATTGGTTGTAGTCGATATCAAAATCATCGAACATACTAACCTGACCACCCTTATCGGCACCCAAAACATAATCCTTAAGATTTACAATAATCGCCTTAAGATCATACATCGTTTCGTCTACTTCGTACTCAAGACCATCCATCACTGGAACTTCAACAATCTTTGAAACACGAAGTGCTGCAGCAAGTTCTGCTTCGGTGCTATACATACGTCGTTCCATGCCATCTTTCTGTAGAAGCAAATCAGTAAGGAAAGTAGTAGTCGTATACATTACAGGACTACCGGAACCTTTATAATTTGAGCGACCACGAATAATGGCTTCTTCAATCTCAGCAATAGTGGCATCACTTCCAACCTGCACACGATGCGTATAGAATTCGTCATCAGTATAAATTGGACGAACATTCGTTTCGATGATCTTATCTAGAGATTCAACAGAACGACCATCACCGACTAGTACAGCACGAGCAATTTCCTCATCAAGCATCATGCGCATTTCGCTCTTTAACCAAGAAACGACATCCATATCAGTGATATCAACAATATCATCACGATCCAACTTCTGTTTCTTATAAATGGTCGTAGGAGTTGTAGTTCGAGTTAGAAGAGCAAAGACTTCCTCTTTCTTTAATTCACCCTTAACATAACCCAAAGCACGGGCAGTCTCCACAGTAATATCAGCAGAAGAACTCTTAATACGAGAAAATGGACTGTGACGAGTACCATTAATAACACCAGCAACCCATGCCATTTCACGAGTAACAAAGACGGGTACATTACCAGTAACAGACTGAGCATCAGGAAATAGAACACCAATATTGTCAATCCCATATTCTGCAATATGCTTTAAGAAAGATTCCTTAAAAGATCCCATTTTCTTTGCATCTTCAACAATAGCCGTAAATTGATCGTGGGTAAGACTGTTCTTTTCCCCTTCGTAAGATTCTTTTCCTTTTTTTTCAAAAACATTATGTTTCATAGTATTGTCTTTATCTCCTTCTTTATCAGAATGTTCTACATTATTATCTGTTTCTGCCATCACCTGACTAACAAGTGCATAAACAACGGTTTTTTGTTTCTCACTTAATGTATTAAAGACATCTTCAACCGTTTCTTCTTCATCACTAGCATCTTCGTGTTTTAGAATGTCTTCTTTCTTTTCAAGATCAAAACTTAAACCAGTATAAACAATTGCTTCATCCTCAAGATCAGTACTTGATCCATCTGAATGGGAAACAGTCAAGAAATCAATTATTGCTCCTGGATTAGCTCCAGCTAAAACAAGACTAACTTCACGAATAATTCCATGAGCAACCGCTTTTGCTTTTTCAACTAGACCATTAGCATAGATCGATAATGCAGTAATATCGCCATGTTCAACTAAAAGTTTAGCATTCTGTCCAGTTGGAGTATCATTAAATGTACAAAAAGCATAAACACCATCGTCTCGATTTTCAAGTACTGCATGACCAAGAACATTAAAAGATTCACCATGGATGTGTTGCCACACCAACGGTACCGTTTCACCATCATTATCTTTAAATGCGTCTTTTAAAATAATACGTCCATCAGCGCATTTAAGATTAACCTTAGTAACATAACCTCCAAAATCAAAATTATTTGGTTTCATCTAAATTCCTTTCATTTTTTTTAATATTATCTGAATCTGGTGGCTGATTTAAATTTTTATTTTCTAATTTATCAGCACCAGCTTGCTCACTTGGTTTGAATCCTATAATTCCACGAACTTCATTAGGAGAAAGAATGGCATTTCGAGTAAATTTATCAGCAATTTCCGCAATTTGGGACGTTGGAACTAAACTAAATGGATCTCTAATATGAATAATAGATTGTCCCTGTGTCCGTGCTGTTTTTGTTAAAAATACTCGTTTCATTCCATCCGTAATGACAGAAACAATAGGTTCAATAGTACGATTGTAATAATTAAGCATGGCTTTTTCATCAGCTGCTCCATCGAATATTTCCTTTGTCAAACCTAACTGGCTATATAGCATACTCGTTAAGTATTCAATTTGCGCCATTAAATTATTCTCGGCAGGACGATTTAACTGAGTTACCTTTTCTGTTCCATCAGTATATGCAATCCCATATTGTGAATCTTTTAATTGCGATTCGATGTCGTTTCTTCTCGTTTCAGCTTGCTGTTTTCTAGCCGCGGTTTTAATTACATATGGTAATTGAATTATCAAATCTAATTTTCCTGATCCACTTTGGGTATCAATTACATCTAATAAATTAAGTTTAGTTATTAATCGCTGCAAAGTGGAATTTGATTCGTTCATTACCGAATAAAGTGGATTCTCTATAACTGCGACGGTAGTTTTGAGAAGAATAATATCTTCTTTTTGTCCACGTTTTTGATTATAAAGATTAACACGTACATGTTCTGGATACCACTCAATAATTTTTCCAGTACGCATAGTTAAAATATCATAAGAACCACTAATTAAAGGATTAATTGTAGTATCAACTGGAACGATAGCAACACAACCTTCATCACACATAGACATAACTACGTCTTGCATAAAAGCTCTGGAACTTTGATCTATGTTGGCTTCGAGAGTAAGACAATTATTTAAACCAGACATGATAGATTCTAGATAACTTCCATTTCGATCAAGACGAACATGTTTGATAGGAATAGCAGAAACATCAATTCCTATTCTAGTATAAATTGAAGAAACAATTGATCGTTCATTTCCCCATCGTAAACGAACACGATCGGGTCTGATACTAGAACTAGGTCCTAAAGGTGGCGATTCATAAGAATCAATATTTCGAAAAGCATTCCATGCATTTTTAAATCTATCACCTAATGATGTATTTGGCACTATGCATTACCTCCTTTCTTCGAAAAGTTCAAATTAATTCTCGCCACCACTACCAACAAAAGATTCAACGGCAACGCGAACCCAATTTTTACCAGAAACGGTATTTGGGGCAAGAGTAATGTATAAATAATCCTCATCAACCATTAATGCACCAGAAACACCAACTGTGCCATCTAAACCCTCCGCCATTTCAGTTACACCTTCTCCCCAACTACCATTAGTTAATGTTTCATTAAGGCTAATAAGATTACCTGCTTCTCCAGCAGTAACTGCTGTTACTTCTATAGTAACTGCACCTTCTCCCATAATGGCATCAACAAGTTCGGTACCACTAGTAGAAATTGCTAATAGAAGTGCTGTGACAGCACTTTCTGGTTCGCAATCCGCACCATCTACTAAATGAACCCCGTCAAAAACATTAGTCTCAGCAGTGAATACTTCTGTCGTAGCAATAGTATTTCCAGGAGTTCCACCAACAAGCGCCGTAATAACACAAGAGTCTGCTTGTCCCCAGGTACTACAACTAACCAAACTATGAGCAATATTAAATTCGTCTGTACCATTAATTGCTGCTAGAATATTTGCTTGGGCTCCTGCTAAATCGGCACCAATAGAAATTTCACCATCAGCAGTATCGGTTCCTACAGGAACAAAAGTGTATACTTTAGTTCCAATAGTCATTTTATCGCCGCTTGTAGGTTTAGTATCCACAGTCAATTCTCCAACTGCTTTTACAGTATCTGTTTCAATATCTACTGCAATGTGTCCTGGAAAAGTTTTTGTCTGTTCAGCATCTGCTAGAAATTCATAAGTATCAACACCAATTAATACTTTTTGGCTATCTTTAACCACACCATCTAGAGTCAATAATGCCCAAGCATTCACGGCATTTGATGGACTGTTCATACTTTTAACTAAACTATCAATAACTGTCTGAATTTTTGTTCCAAGATCTACTGCGAGACTACGAACATCTGTTACATTATTTAAAACTTTAAGTTCTGTTGCTGTTAGATCATTCACTAAAATCCTCCTTTAAAAATATATTTAATAACCAGCTTTTGAAATTTCTTCCATAGTTCTATTCATACCTGCCATAAACATACGCTTTTTTGCAGCATCAAGAGAACTTTTTGAAAAATCACTTATAGTTACTTTTTTGACGGAACGTCCACCATCCAAAACAAGAATTGGCATTTCAGATAGAAATCCCGCATCCGACTCATCTAGAAGAATATTAAAACCTTTTTTAAGTAAAGCTTTTTTATATGCTTCAAACTCAATAGTTTTTCTTGATTTGACCACGCGAGCATTTTCTTTTTTATACCATTCTAAAGCTCTAGGATCTTTAAAACTTCCAGAAAAACCTTTTTTACCACTATTTTTAAGTGACTCATTTAAAATATTAAAGGCTTCTTCTCTACTCGGAGATTTCAAACGCTCTTTTGCAGACGATCGAGATATAGTATCGGAAGCAAGTTTTTTAATAAAAGCAATCTTAGAATGTGCTCCTGCTCCAAGCATTGTTAAATAAGTATCGTTATCTTTTTTGGTAAAAGAAAAATAATTAGTTCCAAACTCTCCACTATTCTGTTTATTCTTATTATATATCCGTTGAAGAATAAAACCTTTTTCGATTGATATCCGACCATCTTTATCGACAGAATATCCTTTACCACTATTTTCTTTACTCTTTCGAACTCCCCATTTCATACCTTTAACGCCAACATGTTTTAAATAATTTTCTATTTTAACTTTCACATATGTTCTCCTATTCAAATGCTTCTTTATTTGCTTTATAAGCAACATAAGCATCCATTAATGCGGAAACAGGATCAATTTTTTGTTCATATCGTCTTTTTAAAAGTTTTCTATTACCATTTGTGTCTTCCAAAGTAATGGCATTACCCATTGCAAAACTCATAAGTTCCTGGTCAAATATCAACATTCTTTCTTCTGAAAGAGTTTTTAATTCTCCAAGTGGAACAGATTCTGTTTTGGCTCCTTGAATAACCTTTTCTATCGCATATGGTCCGTTCTCCTTTTCCCATCTTTCAATAAATTCTTTAGCATTATAGGGATCAAATCCAACAGAACGAACATCATAACTTGATGAAATTATAAAACTATCAAGATCTTCATATACTTCCATCATATCTAGAACTGTACATTCAAGTACCTGTAAACTAGTTTCTTCAATAAATTGTTCATACTTAGCTCTCATAGCACCAGGTAATTTCTTCAATGTTAATGAAGAAATATAACACCGAGTTTTTATTCCAAAAGAACTATTCGATAAAGGAAATAAAAATGTAAATGCACAAAAATCGTCCCCTTGAGAAAGATCAAATCCAAGAGAACATGGTTGAGACCAAAAATCTCTGCGTCTATGTGGAAGTGTTTCCTCATATGTAAAGAAATATGTATATCCTTCCATAGGAATACCAAATCTTTTTGCAAGAATATCATTTCTTGCAGCTGGTATTTTTTCTGCTCTTTCAACATCTAATTGATAAGTTTCATAAGTAACAGTTATTCCTAAATTAGGATTTGCTTTTAGCCACATTCTTGGATTATTTACTTCTTCAATTTCGTCAAGTTTATAATACCATATGGAAACATGGGGATTTATATATTCGCCTTTTAAAATATCCATTAATTCCATTTTAATTGTGTCACCACTACTATTACGAACCGTTCCTTCTGAACTCATAGCCACAATCAAATAATTATCAAGTTTAGAAGCACCTTGTTCTATAGCGCCAACAACATCTTCGCGAATATCACCAGATAACCATTCATCAATTGTTGCGATCATTGGTCTTAAACCTTGAAGTTTATCAATAGCCATTGGACGTATTTCTAATAAAGATCCAGTAAGAAAATTCTCAATTCCTTTTTTTGTAGATGCTAATTTTAGACGATTTGCTCGTGAACCAGTAGTATTTTGTAAAGATCCTTCTGTTAAGAACTGAAAAAGAGGTCCTCTCGCACGAGTAATGGCTGTTCGTATTGGAGATAAAACTTCTTCTGCTTGTTTCATTGTTGGAGCAGTAGTAATTTGATGAGTTGTTGATGTATCTACATTTAAAAAATAGTTTTGTATACAAGAAGCATACATCGATTTGGCTGCTCCACGAGCGACAATTAAATATTGTTTATTGATGAGCCGTTTTTTTATCATTTTACGAACATAACGACCATTTCGATTATCTGGTGCTGGTTCATAAACACTTCTTTCAACGAAATAATACCAACCAAAAATTTGTTCAGCCCAGAGTTTAAAACTATCAAGCAAAATCAAATTACTACCATCCGTTAAAGTAAGTTCCTTTTCACAATAACGAATAAATCCCTCTACCATGTCCTCATCATAAAAGACTCCAGGATTTTCTATTAATTGATCAATCCTATTCATTTCAAGAGAAATTTCTTTACAAACTGGAATCTCGCCTTGTATTACTTTTTCACGAAATCGTTCATAATATTTGGGAATGGCAGTATTTGATAGGGGCATATTTTAAACCTTAATTGCCTTTTTCGTATAAAAATATAAACGCTGTAGCCACAGCACCAAGGAGAACAGTAACTTTAAGTTTATCAATTTTATACCGTTCTGTTTGTTTATATACTGCTAGTTTTTCTTTATTTTGTTTTGCTGCTGCTATTTTTTTTACAAGTTTTTGGGCTTTGTCTCGATGCTTAGCTGCTTTTTGAGCCATACGATTTGCATCTTTATTAAATCCAAATTTTCGAAAAGCCGAAGATTTTGTTTCTGCTTTGCGACTAGCCCGGTTATTATTTCGAACGCCCCACTTCATACCAAGAATGCCAACATGTTCGATATATTTTTCTTCATCAATGTCCATTATATTTCTCCTTATATCTCAAAGTCTACTGGTAATAAATTCTTATGTTTTTGAACAACTTCTACTGCTTTTTGGATTCCTTTTGCTACGGCAATTATGGTGGTGGCTGATGCTGCTATTTTTCCAATTGTAGCAATGGTTCTATCTATTGCTTTTGCACCGCGGGCAACATGCCCGGGATTAAGATCTTTATATTGTTTTTCAAGACCAAGACGAGTTGCTACTTTTCTTATTTCATCATTACTTAATTCGCGAAGTTTCTTTTTTCTCAAATCTCGTGCTTCTGAATGCTCAGAACTGGTTACTCTAGCACGTCTTGTTCCCCATTTCATACCAAGAACGCCAACATGTTTTAAAATGTCTTTTTCTTCCATATTATTCTCCTATTCTACTACTGGAGTTTCTGTTTGGACTACCAAACGCCAACTAATTTCTTCAATTTGTTTATTAATTGCTTCTATTACAAAAGAACTTGGCGGATCAAATAAAAGACGAGTTTTAAGAACTATATAAGTTTTTGCAGCTTGAACATTTATACCTTCACCAAGATAGTCTGACCACTCTGCAGAATCATCAGTTACAACTTCAGTCTCTTCTGATCCAACACCAAGTTGCATCAAGGACATTATAGAGGTATTAATCCCCATAAGAATGTCAGTATCAAAACCTGTATATTCAAGTTCTACGCCTAATGCTCTTTTAACAGTATATAATATACTATCCCCTACTTCAATTGGCTCCGGTTCGGGTTCGGGTTCGGGTTCGGGTTCAGGCATACAAATACCTCCTTTCTATTTTATCGCCAGGGAATAGTATCACCAGGATGGCGAATTACTGGTGGTTTTGCAAGCAATGACTCATCCCCATAATGAATTGCAAGATGAGTTGATGGAGTTGTAGAAATTAAAAAATTGGGATCATAAATAATATCTTTTCCATTCGCAATATCTTCTTGAGTAATTGGATTCATGTGATGAATAAGAATTTGTGTCGTTATTAAATAATCTTTTATTCCAAGATCACAGCCCTCATCTCTAATAATTACTTCATCTCGACTTTGTCTCCATCGTCTTGATTTATATAACATTTGATTTAAATATCTATCGTAACCAAAGGTGGATTTTCCAACAACCCTTTTTAAACGAAGATATTCATATCGTTCTTTAAATGTTTTTAAATTTTCTAACTCGCTATAAGATCTAACCTTCGAGATCATCCGTATTAACATTCTCCTCTTCTCTTCCACTATATGAACGCATAGCATTCAGAGCGTTTAAATAAAGTTCTTCTATTTTCTTTGCTGATTGAAGAGCTTCTGTTTTTGCTTTTAAAAGTTCATTCTCTCTAGATAGTTTTTCTTTTTCTAAACGCTCTGTTGTGGAGGCAAGTTTTAAATAGTGCGTAATAACTTGAGAAGATGCTGATCCTTCAGAAAGTTGCTTTTCGGCTAAATCAACAGCAAGATTTATTAGTTGATTTTCTCGTGCTTCTACTGTTTTACCAGGAGCACCGAGACTCTTTGACCGTTTAGTAACCTTCTTGGGTGCGTCCATTTATTCTCCTTCTTCCTCATTATTATAAATTGGTCCACTATATAAATCAGTACTATTTAATGATATTGGTTCTCCCCCAGTAATATTAGATATAACTTGAATTTTTATATCATTTTTTTCATAATAAAATCGTATCCACATAGAACCTATAGGTTTTGGTGGTGCCCCCCTTGTTACTTCCCAACCAGTTGATCCATCTCCATAAGCTTGTTTATATCCTGGAATTCTAATATGATGTTGCAAATCAAAATATAAATTTCCATGCATATTTAATCGTTCTCTGGATATTGTTAAATAATATTGATTATGACTATGACCATTTACTACTATATTAGCATCTGGAAGATAAACTGCTTGACGATTTGTCTGTATTACGCCTCTTGTTACTGGTGCATCTCCACCAGATCCATGAAAATATTTTATTCTTTTACTTACTTTTGATCCATAACAATCAAACATTAATCTAATCCAACCACCATATCCCCCATGTACTATTTTACTACTTGTTTTATCGTTTAATGTAAATACTAATCGATCCATAAGTCCAGTATTTGCATTTTTAAGAACCGCTATTTCATGATTACCATCAGACATTACATCAATTAAATGTGCATATGGTAATAAATAGTCTCGACTATCTTGTACTACAAAATCATAATAATCATCTCTTCTATATTCTGGTCTTAATTCAGCCATAGATCGACGAGGATCAAAACGCCCTTGCATAGCATCAAACCAATCTCCTAAAATCATAATATGGGCTTTTCGATCTTTTGCTTCTTCGAAATGGCTAGTCATTAATTCGCGATTACAATAAAAAGAATCAAAATGATTATCTGCCATCAATAAAAACCACTTGTCCCAACCCGAAACAACATCAAAATAAATTGAGGTAACAACTCCATGTTGACTTATATTACGTTCTTCCATTGTATTTTGTACCTCGTGCTTTTTAAAATAAAATCCAAGTACTATTATAAGAGACATTTAAATATTCTAAATCTCTAAAATCGGATGATCAGAGAGATCTCTTGAAAGGAGAAATGGTGGATAGCCATATTTTTTAGTCGAATATTTTAAATGTCTCTTATAATAGTACTTGGAATTTTTACTTATATGAAATGCATTACGCTTACTTTACGTTTTATCCTTTTGTTTTCTTTTTAAAATAAATTTTATATTAATAAAGCAACTCTAAAAGAAGTAGATTGATCATACT